TTATTTACCTATCACAACCTTGGCAGCCAAAGAACCAAGCATTGAAGAAAGTTCAAGTTCAAAATCTCTTGATACATCGTCTGCCCCGCTAATTGCATGTGCACATTCATGCAAAAGGGTTCCAGCATAAGCGGATAGAGATCTTAATTCAGTTCGCTTTATTAATATTCGACCAGATTCTTTTATCCATAGTCCAAGAGTGCCATTAAAACATTCTGAATTGGAAAAACTATCTATTATATGTATCTCGTTTACATTTTGGGGTTTTCCTCCAATCAAACCAAGAAGAAGTTCTGTTTTATAATAAACTTCTTGTTCTGAAAAAGATAAACTAGTTGGATCAATAATTGTAGGGTTCATATGAGCTTTCTCATTAAGCACATATTGCTCTGCTGTAATTAATGGTCTTTTATTTATAGCATTATAATCTGCTATTTTTGAAAGTAGATTATCCGGTATAACGATAGGAGAAAAGCCGTTCCGTTCCATATCATCTATAAGAGATGGGGTCTGTTGTAAATCACTTGTTGTAACGAAAGTTGTTGATGTATTTATTGCATTCAATTGAACAGAAGCGTGCAAAGCAATATCGTTCCAAGTTAATTCATCATGTCGATTTCCGGAAGAGAATTCTTGTAAATCATATATTAATTTGTTTATGACAGTTTGGGAGGAGCATTCTTTTAATATATCTTTTATTCTTGCTGTATATGCACTTCTTCCTACATTTGTTCGTTCTCGGTTGAGAGCTTTTTTTATTTGCAAAGTAAGAGAGGTAATGTTATATGAAAAAAGAAAATTAGGCTCACCTGCAACTTTAACACCATTGATATATATGCTTTTTTCAGTATCGTTATTTGTGAGTACTTGACCATATTTCGTTTCTTCCAAAACAGTGTTTTCTGTAAATTTAAGGAAAAGAGATTTAGCCTTTTCTACATCACTGCCATCACAACCGTAGAAACAGAAATCGGTTCCAACTAAAGAACTATCATCAGGTGGAAAAATTTCTGCATGAAGCGTTACAATATCTTCAAAACCTGTTTTAGCTGCGTTTTTTAGTGTAATGATTCCATATTTAGAACGTATTTTAACTTTGACGTTGTGCCGATACAGGGTAGCCAAAGCATCCTTTAATCCGACACCAAAACGACCGATCAGCTTATCATTTGATAGCTTTTCCTCATTTTCGTTTTGAGTAAGGTGATGATAATTTAAGCCTCTGCCATAATCTCTGACATGCCACCAATTATCGCTTGCTTGGTAAATAGCTATTTCCTGGGTACCTGTTAGTACTTGTTCATCCAAGGCATTAGATATTATTTCACGTATTGCATGGTATACTTCCCAGTTTTCTAATATTTTTTCAATATTTAAATCGAATTCACCCAATACGGTATGGGAAGTAATATTGTTTTGTAGTATTTCGGGAGTATCATCTAAACCAATATTATCATATTCCGAATTTTCAACAAAAAAATTTCGCTGCTGTTTCAAGTAATCATCGTTTTTTTCGATATTTCTTGACTCGGCAACACTATTACATTCCCATAAAAAAGCGTCTGTTACTTTTGGATAGGAAATAGATTTACCAGTATTATTAATGATGGAGTCTTTAATAGGTTCTTTAGTGGGTGATGAATTTTCGGATGGATAGTCTACATCTGCAGAATCGGTCATGGCTTTCGGACTTTCTATAGTTAATGCATCAAGTATTTTTCGCATGAATGTCATAGCAATTCCTCCTTTGAAATATTATAACTGATGGGCAGCGATTTCAATCATATCAACGGAGCATTTCCTGTCGTAGTCCCCATTAATGATATGTGCATACTCATGCAGGTAAGATTTCCGGTTCTGCTCGAAGGACAGAGCATCGTTCAGGACGATGGTAAAGCTCATATCGGGATTTGCCACAACATAGGCCTTGATGCTGTATGGCAGCGTTGCCAGTACCGAATGGATATCCATGTCAGCCACCTCCTCTGAATATGTATGAGCCCTAGTCATCCGTTCTGGTTGCTCATCCGATCGATCATCTCTTTTACAAACTGGATGTCCTCCGGCTTCACCTTCCGTGAAGCATCGAAGAGGACCTTGTATTCCGGATTCTCAAAGAGAAACTGAGCCATATCACGGGCTTCGGGATTTAAATAATAAGACTCACTTTCAGTATCCCTACCCCGTAATGTATTTAAATCTGTATTAAAAAAATCAGCTATAGCTTCTTCTGTTTCAAAGTCAGGCTCTCGCTTACCAACTTCATACATACTTATGGTTGATGCTGAAACTCCAAGCTTTTCAGCTAATTCGCTTTGGGATAAATTTTCTCTCATCCTAAAATATTTAAGCATATCTTTGAACTCTGGCATATAATCACGTCCCTTCTGATTATAGTATACACGAAACGTGAAAAAAATCAATAAATAAATTTACAAAACGTGTTGACATATGCTCACAAATTGTGTATATTACAGATAACAACACGAAACGTGAGTGAAAGGAGATGAAGATATTGGAAATTGTAGAAATGGATGCGAAAGCGATTGGCGAGCGCTTGATGGAATTAAGAGGGGAACGAACACAGGCTGAAACAGCAAAAGAACTTAATATAAGTGTATCAGCACTATCTATGTATGAAAGAGGCGAGAGAATTCCGAGAGATAATATTAAAATCCGTATTGCGGCACTGTTTCAGAAACCAATTAGTGAAATTTTTTACCCTTAAAACTCACGAAACGTGAGTGCGTAGATCAGTAAAGGAGGCAGCAGGAATGGAGAGAATCGACAGATTATATGCTCTGCTGGAGCGTGATGACATTGACGAGGACACCAAGGCGGCGCTGCGGTGGGCAATATTCGAACTGGAGAGGAAGTGAAAAGGATGCCGAAATCCAATTTCTTGAAAACAGAATCTGTGAGAATGAAATATGAAGCCAGGGCGCAGGCAGGAATCAGACGGTATATGTCACTGCGCCGGATCACGGACGATAAGATCGCGGCAAAGCAGAATGTGCAGGCAAGGACGATTCAAAACCGCATAAAGGATCCCGGATCTATGCAGCTGAGGGATCTGTGGGATCTGGCAGAGATTCTGGATGCTCCGGTGGGAGAACTGGCTGGCGGAGATCTGCCAGAGGAAATGATGGCAAAGCTAATGCAGATGAAATTTGACTAAAGATTTTGTGCCGTGCCCTGTACGTGGTGTAATCCCAACACCACACTCCCCTTTTACACAATTAGCGTGTGTGTCCAGGCTACCCACCTGGGCACCACGTAGAGGGCATGGACAAGCATTAGATCACGTTCTGTGCGTGGTGTCATCTGACAGCACCACACCTCCGTATCCTGTGCTGCCACTGCTATAGCGGCATAGGATCGATCCTTTGGATCTTCTGTTCAAGTGGTGTCCGGTTCAGCGCCGGGCACCACGCAGAGAGCGTGATCGGAAAGGATAGATATGGACAGAGAAAAGCTGGGCAGATCGGATATTCCATTGATTCTGTCAGCCGCTGGGAACAGGGCAAGCAGGCCATTACAGTGGAGGCACTGGTATCCATATTAGAAGTAACACATTTGTAGGTCATGGTAGGGGATAAGGAGGCAAAGGCATGTATAAAGATATTGTGATATCGCTTCTCGGAGCATTGCTTCTGGAACCGGTATTTAAGACAACAGAAGTAGGAGAGCAGATCGCCATGGTCATGGGTTTGGCGGCTATGCTTTTTATTTTTTGCCTTTTTTGCGAGATTCAGGCAGAAAAATGGCAGGGAAAGCGCCGGAGGGCACGGATTATGGAGCAGAGGATAGCGATGCTGAGAGGAGGCGTGATGCGTGAAAGACGAGAGAGTGCAGGAGATTATGGAAAGGTTGGAGCAGACACCAACGCAGCCGTTGATGATGCTGGTTGACCATGAGGCACAGGAGATTTTCCCGTATGTCCTCCGGAAGTATCAGAATGCACATCTGGTCATGATGAAGGGCATCCGGTATATCACAATCACCGATGATGCCATCCGGGTCATACTGGACCGCCTGCAGCGTGAGAGGGCAGACTTTAAACGCACGGTGGAGTACTACGACAGGGAGATCCAGGGCGTGGAGTTCCTGCTGACAGGCAAAAAGCGGTACTACTGGTCACCGGATAATTACATAGTAGAGCCTGTCTACGCAGAGCAATAAAAAAGCCGGCATTTGGCGATGCCGGCCAGCTCACAGAGCTACTTATATAGACAAGATAATTGTAACTCTGTGGACTAAAAAAGTCAAGAAAAATGGGGCTTTCGATAGCCCCTGCGCACTTGATTAAGATATTAAAGTTAGGATACAGAGACAATGGTAAAGCGAAAGAAAATGAGGTTAAGACACGGGGATGTTCTGGACGTGGAAGAGTACCATGATGGGAATTATGGGGGGAAGGGTAAGACCAGGCAGAAGAAGGAGAAGCCGACGAAGGAACAGGTGCGGCTGATCAATCGGAGGAATAAGGCAAGGCTGTGCCGGTGGAGATTGATACAGTACTTTGACCAGGGAGATCTGTTTATCACATGGACCTATGAGGTGGGAAACCGTCCGCCAGATATGGCAGGGGCATTGAAAGACTTTCAGAAGGCAATGAGTAAGGCCCGGAAGATCTACCGGGCAAGGGGTGTCCCACTCTACTGGATCCGCAACATCGAACGTGGAACCAAGGGAGCCTGGCATATACACCTTGTAATCAAACAGACCCCGGAAGGAGATGCAGCGGCTATCGTGACCAAGGCATGGACAAAGGGCGGCACCTACGTGGCAGAGATCCGCAACAGCAAATTTAACGGGGATGACATGGAACAGCTGGCAGGGTATCTGACCAAGGACGAGCACACTGCAGAGCAACGGGCGGACGGTACACAAGGTAAACCAAGGATTGCAGAGTCCTCCTATAATATCAGCCGCAATATGCCCCTGCCGGAGCCCAAAGAGGACAAGCTGGTCCGATGGAAACCGGAGGTCAAGCCACCCAAGGGATATTACATAGCCCGGATCCATGAGGGCATCAATCCGGTCACGGGATTTTTGTACCGGAGTTACACGTTGATCCGGCTGAAAACAACAGAGCGGAAGAAACCGCCGAACAGGGTAAGGAGGTGTTGATTTTGGAAACTATAGAAATGTTTGTGAGTACTACTCTTCATGGATCCGCAAAGAGGACCGGAAAGGTAATGTATACTCTCCGAATGAAAATGGGAGAAAAGCAGTACTATGAGAAACCGCCGGAGATAGGAAAAACGGACGGGACAGCCAACCGGCTGGTGCTGTGGAGTATTTGCCGGGCACTGGAACGTATGCGGGGCAAGCGGATGATCCTTATCTACATGGAGAATACCTACGTCGCATCCGTGATCAATCAGGGATGGGTGGAGACATGGGAACGGAATGACTGGAAGAACAGCAGAGGGAATGAAATCAAGGATGCGGATCTCTGGAAAGAGATACTGGAGAAATCCCGGGAAATGGGTCATGACATCGCTGCTGTGGCCGGAAGGCATGAGTACTCTGAGGCATTTGCCTATAATATGTCAAAAATAAACGCGGAATCTAACATTTTTACAAAAGTGGAGTTCGAAGAGGTAACACCAGTACATGACAGGTGTTAGAGACCATTTCGGTGAAGCCGCCGGGATGGTGAAAATATAACAAATGAACTGGTAAAGAAAATTTACAAGTTGCACCGGTGTAACCGGGAAAGGAGATTATATGTGGGATAAATTTGGAGAATTTGACTCCGTGGAAGAACTGAACAGAGCGGCAGCAGGTCAGAAGGAAGAAGGGGATGAAGAGGCGCTGATTGCCCTGGCGGTTGAAAATGGTCTGACCAAGGAAGATGCACTGGACTACATGGATGGCGTGGTAGATGAACTGGCATCTTCGCTGATGGCAGCACAGGGAAAAATCAAGATCGAAAGTGCGGAACTGAAGCCAAAAGAAATCATGGAGGACTGGGTGCAGTATATCCTGATCCGAATCACAGAAGATCCGGAGATGCAAAAAGCAGTACGGCGGAAGGGGAAGAGCCTGGAAGGCTGTATAGCTGCCCTGCTTACCTGGTCATTTAAACATCAGATTCCCGTTGACCAGAAAATCATGACGGCAGCAGGAGTGAAAGCCGGCCGGTGTACACTGGGGATCCCGGGGATGGCAACGGCCAAGAAGATCATCACGAACTACTACATGGGAAAGTAGGCGGAGAATATGAAAAAGAAAGCAATTGAAAAGATTCCTTACCTGACACTTCCGGAAACCAATAAGAACCGTAAGGTAAAGTATATTGCTGTCACAGCGTTCAAGAATATTGCACATGAGCAGCATTTGTTTATAGAGGTATACCGCAACAGGAAGCAAGACAAGGATGTCCCGGTGATACGGATCGTACTTACTAAAAAGGATTTCGGAAATTTTGTTCCTGAGACGTCCAGATGGACCAGAGAAAAGATAGAGCCGGAACGCTATTATAGCGCTGTGTGTCTTTTATGGCACAGGAACAATGACAGAGCCGGGACCTGGGAACAGGCAATGCAGGAAAACGTCCTGTATAGTGCAAATGATTATGACCGGATCAAGAAGATATGCCATGTGACTATCTGGAATCAAGACAGATGGCCTGAGTATATCTATGAGCACGAGAACAACATCGTCGTGACCGCCAGAAGGCAGGCAGAGCACAGAAAATACCTGCGCAGGCAGCAGGCCTTAAAGGACAGGGAAGCAAATACACCGGAGCTTCCGGAGAAAAGAATCCTTGACATGGCAGAACAGCTCTTTTTCGGAGCAAAACATTTCTTGTATTACAAAAAACACGGATGCTGGGCAGATGTTGCCTGTAGCAAGTGTGGAGGAGTTACAACCGGAAGATGGAAAGACGGGATATCTTATGAGTCGCAGTTCCAGAAACGGGTAGAAGAACCCAGGGAAGGACAGAGCGGTCATTGCCCGATGTGCGGAGAAGTCGGGGAGTATAAGTGCCAGGGAAAAGTAAAAGGCGAGCACAGCAAAAGTACGCATCTGTTCCTCGGTCAGAAGTACAAAGACAACGGCTTCGTGATGAGATACATCGAAGTAAGTAAGACATGGAATCTGCAGATGATGTGCGGAGAGAAAGGGCTGGAGATGAATGGGGCATACGAGGAACTCTCCGGAGTAGAAATCGCAAGAGCCTATTATATTCCGGGCGAGAAGGTACAGATTGACTACCACAAGCACAATCCGTATACCGGAAGCGACTTCTGGGATGACTGCAATTTGTTCGGATTGAGCAGTATCTCGATAGGAGAGGCAGCAGTTCTCCCAGAAACCTACGAGAACATGCAAGACACCATGTTCCAGTACAGTGCGATGAAGGAATATAGCCGGACAACATACAGATACAATCCAGTTGATTATTTGAGCAGATACAAAGAGACGCCGCAGATTGAAATGCTTGTGAAGATGGGACTGACAGGAGTGGTGGCCGGTCTGCTCAAATGCAGATACGGGATAGTGGCAGACATTGATGCAAAGAGACCGGACCAGTTCCTGGGTATCCGGAAGTGCCGTGTTCACCAGCTGATCGAGAAGAACGGAGACCTGAATGTCCTAGAGACAATGAAGATGGAGTACCGGATGGGAGCAGAGTGGTCGGATGAGCAGATTGACCACATTGCAGAGGCTCATCTGAGAAGAGGACAGCTTGAAGTGGCGACAGCGTACATGAGCGTGCAGCAGTTGCTAAATCGAATTGAAAAGTATGCGAGAGCAGAATGGGGAACCGGATGCGGAAGCACAGAGCAGAGACTTCAAAACGTTGCAAATACATACATCGACTATCTGAACATGAGGATCGTCCTGGGATATGACCTGCACAACAGCGTATATCAGCATCCGAGAGACCTGACAGTAGCACACACAAAGATGGTGACGGAGAGCAGCAAGAAAGAGGCAGACAAGCGCCTCGCCGAAGTCAAAACAAGGTTTTCGGACATCCGGAAGCAGTACAGAAAGCTCCGGAACCGGTATTTCTGGGAAGACGAGAACCTACTCATCCGCCCTGCCCGGTCAGCAGAGGAAATTGTGATGGAGGGACGGATCCTGCATCACTGCGTAGGAGGTGACAATTACCTTGACAAACATAACAGAGGCGAGAGCTACATCCTGATGGTGAGGCAGCAGTCGGATCCGGAATTACCATACATCACAGTGGAGATAGAGGAAAAAACAGACAGGATAAGACAGTGGTATGGGGCAAACGATAAAAAGCCGGATGAAAAAAATATGCAGAAATGGCTTGATGACTACATAAAGAAGCTGAAAAGCGGATCACTGGCAGCAGGCATAACGATAAGATACAAAGCAGAGAGTAAGATGGCAGCAGATGCACAGCGGATCTGCGTAGCAGGATAACTAGGAGGAAAGAATGGAAAACGTAATTGAAAAATACAGGTCCTATCAGGAATATAAGGCAGAACTGGATTCTGAATTGAGCAAAACAGCGGAAGGGTTTGTGAGGATAGGATATCTCTTAAAGCTGGCCAGAGACACGGATATCCTTCATGAGTCCGGATACAGTTCGGTAGTAGAGTTCGCGGAGGCTGAGTATAACCTTGATAAAACCAAAGTATCAAGATTTATCCGTATCAATGATAAATTTGCAGAAGGAGGCTACAGTGATTGTCTCCAGGAAAATTACAGAGGTTTTGGCTATGCAAAACTGACACTGATGTTGAATATGCCGGCGGCATTGAATGAAGAGCTGACACCGGATTACAGCAAAGCGGAAATACAGCAGCTTAAGGACCAGGTAGATGAAGAGTCCAGAACAACCGATCTGGAAATTCTGATGGAAGGTCAGGATCCGGTTATGGAGGCAGAAGAGGATGATCTGAGCAGAGCGGTAAGACAGCTTGCGGAAGACATCCAGGACGGAGAAAAGATACCAAGACTGTACAAAGAAATCTGGACAGCAGGCAGACCATTTCTAGCAGTGGAAGACCTGCAGGAGATCATGACTCCTGCAGGACAGCGGATGTACAGCATGCGGATCCGTGGCATGGGCGGAAGGAATCTCTCTCTGAAAGACCATAACAATGGTGACAGCGTGGCACTGATCAATATTCGCACAGGGGAAAAGCAGAATTATACATGGGAAAGACTGCTGGAAGTATGGAGACAGCTGATCAGCGGAGGAGAGACCTATCAGGAAGCATGGCAGCAGTTGTACGGGAGAGAATGGCCCGAAGAGAAAGAGACTACCGAGAAAAAACCGGAAGTTGCACCGGTGCAACCAAAAGAGGAGAAAAAAACTGCACCCAGAAAAGAATCTAAGGTATCGCAGCCAAAGAAGCAGGAACCGGCAAGAGAGACAGAGAAGCCTGCGGAACCTGTGGAAGAACAGAGGCAGCAGGAGCCGGCAATACCGCAGAGCAAGTGGCCCAGTACATATAAGCCCGGTGACATTGTGATGAATACCTTATCAACGGAGTGCGGAGAACTGGTGGAGCAGACGGCAAAAGAAAAGATCTGGCTGTTCCGGCCGACAGCACCGGCTGGGGATCCTTATAATTTATCGGAGGACTATTTTAAGACAGGACGGGCACCGGAAGAGCAGGTACCGGGGCAGACAGATCTTGAAAGAGACTATCCGCAATACTGTCCGGATGCAGACCAAAGGACTGCTTATCTCCAGTCCATCCGTGGAGCAGTGGATAATCTGGTACGTTACGCAGAGATGGATCTGATCAGCGCGGCGCGAGTGCAGGTGAAAGATATCTCCGGATACCTGGATAGACTGGAAGAACTCAGAAAAGGAGGCAGACAGAATGCCGAAGATGTCGAAACAGGCGAGAGCGAGGGAGTTTAATGCCGCCTCTCGTCAGATCATCAAGGAGCGTGATCTGTACCAGTGCATCTTTTGCCGTATGGAATATCACATGGAGGACGTCACCTGGTACGGACAGCAGCTGCAGAGCATCATGCACTACATACCGCGCTCTAGGGGAGGTCTTGGGATCCCGCAGAATGGTGCATTGGGCTGCCAAAGTCACCATGAGATGCTGGACAATGGCAACAAGGGCAGACGGGAGGAGATGCTGCAACTCTTCCGAGCGTATTTGCAGGACCATTATCCGGACTGGAGCGAGGATGCCCTGACCTATAACAAGTGGGGATGATGTATATACAAATTTGTATATACACGAAAGGAGCGCAGAGATGAAAAGCAGAACAATAAGCAAGATCATCCGGATGACGCCGGAGGAAAAGCGGCGACTGGAATACTGCGCCGAAAAAATGGCAAAGACCGAGACGGAGATCCTGATTGCCGGAGTGAATAATTACTATGCTGCCGTACAGAAAGCACTGGCAGCCCAGAAAAATCAATAAGCCTTTTGGATAAAGTGAATCACAATAGACACTGTAAACGAAGCCACGGGGCGGCCGCTGATACCAAGAGGCAGCAGCCGTCCAGGAAGGAGACAACAATGCAGTATAAGGACTGGGGCGGCAATCTTCTACCGGATCCTGCGCCGCGAATCCATAATGTACATATAGGCGACATAATTAAGACAACACACAAGTCCATCGAGGAGCCGCTGGAGACCCGCGGACGGGGACAACACCGATTTATCAGTGAGACCAGGGAGTACGAGGTGATAGCGGTTTATCCGCGCACGATCCAGACACGAGACCGCAAGACTGGATTTACAAGGTGCTTTTCTTACGGCGATTTATTAACAATGGGAATAGAGCATCAGGGAGCAGAAGTGGAAGATATGAGAGCTACATACGGACAGGACCAGAAGAGAGAAAATCTCACTAAAAAACTTAGCTTATTCAATCCAGATTACAACCCTGACAATTATAAGAAAGGCAAAAAGAAAAATGAAAACAATAGAAAAGAAAATCCTGCCACAGTACTTTCAGGCAGTCCGGGAGGAAAAGAAGAACTTTGAGCTGCGAAAAGATGAAGATGATGTACAGCCGGGAGATGTCCTGATCTTAATGGAGTGGGAAAACGGAGAATACACTGGCCGGACAGAAGTACGCCGGATCCGGTATGTGCTCCGGGATGTACCGGAATATGGACTGATGCCGGGTTACTGTATCATCGGATGGTAAAGGAGTAGTGAAGAATGAAAGTACGAGAACTGGCAGAATATTGTAAATCAATACTGATTAACTGCAATAACTGCAAACATAAAACAGAGTGCGAGAAATTAGAAGATGAGATGGAAAATATGTCACCTTATGGAGTCGTAGACATAGTGGATAGGGATGAAGAGTTAACTTAGGAATGGAGGTAGAGAATATGAGCAAGACAGAGATCTGCCAGATGTGTGATAACTATTCGGTGCGCAACAAGTGTGATCAGAAGAAAGAATGTAAAATTATGAAAATGATCGATGAAAATGCAGCATTAAAAAAGCAGGTGAGGGAGCTTAAAAAGGAGCTTGCGGATGCAAAGCTGAATATGTCGTACATGGTCAACCCAAATGCCATCGGTAACAGAAATGACATGGGATGGTAACTTAGGATTTAGCGGAGGTAGGACATGAGCTGAAATTTACAGTAGAAAGGAGAAACATGATAATTCCAAGAGAAATAAGAGAAAAAATAGAACAGAGAAATCAGCTTGATGAAGAGATAGCTGATTGGTTCCAGGAGAATGTAGATGTTGATGGATGTGATATAAAAAACGCTTATGTGGTTGATGAACCGAAAGGAGAAGAACAGATCGAAGAGGGGGAATATTGTAAACAAACAATTTTGGGCGAGGACTGGTACATAGGACAGTATTATTGGAAGATGGACAACGGTAAGTATTTGTGCATGGATTTTGAAATTTAGCGGAGGAATGAAATGTTAAAACCAAATTGTGAAGCAAAAGAATTTGAAAAGTACGGATTTAAGCGTTGTAAAGGAACAGCAAAAGAAAGCGAATGTTATTATTTGTGCGTTGCCAGAGGGTGCAAAATGCTTTTCGTAAGTAATTGTTGTTTTTGTGTTAATGATTGGAAAAACGATGATCCACGAATACATAAAAATCCAAATTGCAAATACAGAGATCATAGAGATTCACTAGATATTATATATGATTTGATTAAGGCTGATATGCTGGTTAAGGTAAACTGAAATATTAGGATTTAGTGGAGGAATGTAATATGTTTGGAACAATGTTTTGCCAATATGAAACACCATGTGGATGGTGTGTAAGGCTAAATAAAGAATGTACGGAAAAAATAAAATGTAAACCTAAAAAAAGGATGGCTATAGCTGAAGAAAATGAGATTCTTTCAGAAGAGGCTAAAAAAGCAGGATGGAATTCTGGTGTTATGAACATCTAAAGTGAAATATTAGGATTTAACAAAGGAAGGTGAAAGTGTGAAAAGCATATTAAAATATCCGGGAGCAAAGAATCGTCTTGCACCTTGGATATGCGAATACATACCGAAGCATGATGTTTACGTAGAACCTTTTGCTGGTAGCTTGGCGGTGTTTTTTAATAAGCAGCGTAGTCACATTGAGACAGTTAATGACATCGATGAAGAAATAGTAAATTTCTTCCGCATATTGAGAGATCGAAGTGACGAACTGGAACGTGCGATAGAATTTACACCATTTTCCCGGTCAGAGTATAAGGCAGCTTATGAACCATCTTGTGATGATTTAGAGAGAGCGAGAAGATTTGCTGTTAAATGCTGGATGGGATTTGGGTGCGGGAATTTGTATCAGAATGGTTTTAAATCAGGCCAACAGACTAATTCTCCAAATCCGGCCAAAGCGTGGTGCGAACTTCCTGAAATAATGAAACTGGCTACTGAGAGGCTAAAGGGAGTTCAGATTGAGAATTTACCGGCCTTAGAACTGATAGAAAGGTACAACACAGAAGATGTATTTATCTATGCTGATCCGCCATATTTGCATGGGACAAGGAAGAATTACCTCTATAAGTATGAAATGCAGGATGCTGAACATGAGGAATTATTAAAGACCCTTGCTAATCACCCGGGGAAAGTTCTTATATCAGGATATGACAACAACATGTATAATGATATGCTTTCAGAATGGCAAAAGGCATATAAGGTTACCAGAGCAGAAGGCGGACGTGCGAGGACAGAAGTCCTATGGATGAATTATGAGGTGGATGCCAGACAGCTTTCGTTAAACATTTAAACTGAAAGAGAGGTAGTATATGAAAGAATTTCCGATTATGACGAAAAAGGGCAAAGAATACATTCCCTATGATATCATCAAACCGCATGAAGAGCAGGCATTAAAAAACCACTGTGGTCAGACATTAGACAGATTAGCAGCAAGAGGAGGTCTGTCTTGGGCGGAAGCCTATGCTGTTCTGACAGACAGTAAATTCCCTTATGGAGATCAGTATATTTCGGATGAATTTTACGAGAAAAAAGTAAAAGAGATAGTTTCGAATGCGTAGGTAAACTGAAAGTTACATAAAACAAAATGTCCTGCACCGGGACAAATCCACGAATACAGAACATTTGTTCTCTTCATACAAATAATACCATGACAGGAAATATCTGTCAATGGTATGTTACATAAAAACAGCGGTACACCCACCGACCAAAGTAAGTTGTACCGCTCTCACGTCTGGGAATATTATACCACACCGGTGATCCCCAGGCAAGAAATTTGTGGAGGGTTACGGATATGATGGACAAAAAAGAAGAACTGAAGAACAATATTATGTTGAAAATGCGCTACCATCTGGACAGCCAGGAGCTGGATCTGCTTGGAGTGGTGCTGACGGATGAACTGACAAAGGTAGAGGTGGATGCGCCGGAGACAGAGCTTGCTACGGTGGATAACACTAATGAGTATATTATGGATCTCTTTATGCTCAAAAAGGCGCCAAAGCTGTCAGACAAGACTGTGAGACAGTATACAGATGCGGTGCGGCGTCTTATAGATCACTGTCAAAAACCGCTTACAAGGATTACCAGTATGGATGTGGAGGGGTGGCTTAATAGCATTAAAAGCTGCAACAGCAACACATCTCTGAATAACCAGCGGCGGCACCTCAGCGCATTTTTTACATGGATGAGAAAATCTAAGATAGTTACGGAAAACCCCGTGGAAAGCGTGGAAATTTACCCGGAAATCCAGAAGCCGGTAGATCACATGGAAGCGCAGGAATATGAAGAACTTAAGACAGGCTGCATTCGCAAGCGCGACCGCGCTATGATGGAACTGCTGCGGAGCACGGCTATCCGTGTAGGCGAAGCGGAGCGGCTCAATGTGAATGACATAGACTGGCGTGCCGGATCTGTATCAGTCTATGGACAAAAGACCCGTACATATCGAACCGTATACCTTGATGACATTGCGCTTAAGTATCTCGGGGAGTATATCCAGGAGCGTGGATGCGGTATTAACAGTCGGGATCCTTTGTTTGTGTCCGATAGGTGTGCTCGCGGGAAGTATAACCGCCTGTCGGATGCCGGGATCCGTAGTGCACTTAAGAGCATCGCAAGCAGAGCAGAGGTCGAACGCCGGGTATATCCGCATCTCTTCCGAAAAACCACGGCTACGAATATCTGCAAGCGCGGCGGTACCGTATGGGATGCCGGACACTATCTGGGACACAAAGATCGGAGCACGGCTGGGCAGCATTATGTTGCAGAGGATCAGGAGTGTATGAGATCTATTTTTAGGTTGAGAGTGGCTACTGTATAAGAGAAAATATATAAATTGTTTTCGTCATATACTGTAAAACACCATTTGCGACTTGGTAGAAATGAGTATTTGATAAAAAGATTAAAATATAGTATTATACTAAAGGAAAGGGGAGTACTCATGGATAAAATAGAAACCATTATAAAAGAATTAACACCAGAATCAACAGTGTTACTGAATTATGTGATAGGATTTTTTAAGGGTGATGCGACCACGGGATTGAAAGTTGCGGCAGATTATATGAAAAGGTGCGGACATATAAGTGATGCGATATTTTGGAATAATTTCCAAATTTTTTTAGAAGGTGGTAATTTTGATTATGATATATTGAGAAAGTTTTCAGAAAAATTGGAAGAAAATGGGAATGATTCGGATATAGCATATCAGATAGTATATGCAATTGATCATATGGAGTGTGAAAAAAAGGTAAGATGCTTATCGCATTTAACCCAAGCACTCATAAATGGGGAATTAACAATTGAAGATTATCAAAAAATTGTAATATCTTTAAGGCAACTTACAGAAAGCCAGATGACATTTATTAGAGATAATTTGAAAAAATCTACTATTACGACGAACCTCAAGGAAAAGGAAGAACTGACTTTCTTAGGAATGACGAGATTAGTTAATGGTGGATATGAATTTACAGAGAGAGCATATATGCTTGTAAAGTATGGAGTAAATTATGGACATTCGATTGAAATACCACAGGAGTTTGAACATACTCAAATACAATATTTAGAAGAATATTAAAATATTATCTAGAGCCCAAGAGCCGATGCATGGAGAAGTCCGTGTGCCGGCTCTTTTATTTTTGAAGAAAGGAGGCAGCAGGTGTCAGCGAAGAAAAATCCACTATGTGATAAAGCACATGAAATGTATAAGCAAGGAATGAAACTGATAGACATTGCCGATGCCCTGGAAGTGCCTCCCGGGACTGTCAGAAGATGGAAGAGTACACATGGATGGGAAAGCGAACGTTCGGCATCCGAAAGCGAACGTTCGGATAAGAAAAAAGTGGTTAAAAATCTGCCTACGGATGATGGTACGAAAGATACTCTGCTGAATGATGAACTTACCGCGGAACAGCAGATTTTCTGCGTATATTACAGTAAAACATTTAATGCAGCTCAGAGCTACCAGAAGGCATACGGATGTACATACGAATCTGCACTCTGCGCAGGTCCCAGATTGTTAGGAAATGTTAGGGTAAGAACAGAGATAGAACGTCTGAAGGAATTGAAGCGTCAGCAGATCGTTACAGGTACCGAGGATATAGTAGAACTGCAGATGCGAATAGCATTTGCGGACATTGGCAATTACCTGACATTCAGTGAAAAAGAATATACAGATCCTGAAACGCAGGAGAAGAAATCAATCAGTGCTGTCGATTTAAAAGCGTCAGTAAATACGGATACACAGCTGATCCGGGAGGTGAAGGATGGAAAATATGGTGTATCCATAAAACTGGAGGACAGGCAAAAGGCTATTAACTGGCTTACAAAGTATTTTCTGATGCACCCCGAGAGCAAATACCGTGCAGAATATGAAAAGAAACGTGCCGAAGCAAATGATAATAGCACAGAGGATATTTTGAAAAACATGCAGACTATAGCAGACATTTTGAAAAATCCGGCAGCCAACCGCAAAATAGAAGATTTCGAGGAGCAGGCAAATGAATAAGCCGGCACCGTTCAGTGAACGGCAATATCAATATTTTCTACGCTGCATACATAGCTGGTTTAATGTGGCGGAGGGTGGAAAGCGTGGTGGGAAAAATGTGCTGCAGACATTAATCTTCTGCACACTGCTGGAAACACATAAGAACAAGATTCATCTGGTAGCAGGGGTATCAAACGCTACCGCAAAATTGAATATCCTTGACTGCGATGGGTATGGTCTGCTGAATTACTTCGAGGGCAGATGCCGGGAAGGAAAATACAAGGATAGAGACTGTGTGTATGTGCAGACAAAAACCGGAGAGAAGGTCGTGCTGGTATCTGGTGGAGGAAAAGATGGCGACGAGAAGCTGATTAAGGGTAATACATACGGTATGGCATATGTGACAGAAGCAAACGAATGTCATCAGAAATTCCTGAAAGAGGTATTTGACAGAACATTATCCAGCTCTGACCGGAAGATATTTCACGATCTGAACCCTAAAGAGGAAGAACACTGGTATTACACAGATATCCTGAAATTTCATGAGGAACAGCAGCTGCTGCATTCGGATTACGGCTATAACTACGGGCACTTTACTTTAGTCGATAATATGAGCATGACGGATGAGCAGATCCGGGCAGTGCTCATTACCTATCAGAAAGACACGGTGTGGTACCGGCGTGATATAAAGGGAGATCGTGCGGTTGCAGAGGGAATCATATTTCCTAAGTTTGCAAACAATAATGAGCCATATTTGTATGATGAGGAGACAGATCCGTTACTTGAAAGGGATAAAAATGGGAAATTGATACATAAACCATTCAAGGTAACGCTGGGTATTGACTTTGGCGGAAATGGATCTATGACAACGTATGTTCTAAAACTGTATTTTAATAGATATCATGACATGCGGACAGCAGAAGAGGATTTTCTGCCATTGTCAAACGACATTGATGCGGACATGATCTGCAAAAAGTTTTTGGAGTTCTATATCCGATGCAGAGATAAATACGGGAGAATCGACTGGGTATTCCCAGACAGTGCCAGCACAACAATGATAAACAGCTTGCGGAGTGCTGCCAAAAAGGCAGGACTACCATATCAGAACATAAAGGGATGCCGAAAGAATGAAATATCGGAAAGACCAAGAACAATGGATAGGCTGTTAAATACCGGCCGGATAAAAATTAATCGGAAGTGTGAACATCTGCGAAAGGCAATAGGAAGCCTAAAATGGGACGAGGACCATCCAAACCAGCCGGAAGATAAAAATATAGGTAACTGTAATGACTGGTGGGATGCGGAATGCTACACCTGGTTGGATTTTGTGGAGTATGTAGACTTAGACAGGTAAAGTTGCACCGGTGCAACAGAAGGAGAAGAACATGGAAGGATGCGTTAAAAATTTCTTACAGACAAAGGGATATACAGTGAATGATAATGCACTGGGGAAAATTCAGATATGTGATGACTGGTATAGCAACAGAATAATTGAGAATTTTCATAAGCGCAAAACGGTTAATGGACAGCAATATGAGCTGACCAGATTAAATTTTGGCAAAAGATGCTGTTCGGATGATGCGAATCTGTGTGAGGTGTTGGAGATCAACGCAGGAGATGGAGATCAGTATGATTTTGTGAAAGAGGTATTGAATAAGAATCAGTTTAATACACAGTATCGCAAGCAACTTGAAAAGACTTCAGCAGATGGAACTGCAGCATGCTATATCAGACTGGATAATGCAACTTTTATGGATGATAAAAGTGTAAAGGGTGGAGATATCAAACTGAACTATGTGGAGGCAGATGCATTCACTCCGCTGACAGTGGAAAATGACATTGTGACAGAAGCTGCTTTTTCCGGGAGCACACTTGTCAAAGGAGAAAAGCAGACGACACTTGTATTGTTTACAGTGGACAATGGAAAATACATGGCAGAGACTCACATTTTCAATAAAAATGGAGAGGAAGTAGAAGATAAAGCGGTAACAGCACAACTGGGAGAGGTGAAACCATTTGCAGTAATGCGCAATGCAGAGGTAAACAACCTGGATGATATGATAGGGTATGGATTACCCAAGCTTTGGGATGCAATACCGGCACTAAAGGCAGTGGATTTGTGTTATAATGTTCTCTTTTCAGATTTGGACAAAGCAGAGAAGATTATCCTGATAAATGAGTTGCTGTGTGAATTTGACGACAATGGAAAACCGAAACTGACACCGGAACAGAAAAAACTTTTTGTATTCACAGGCGAGAAGCTTCCGGAAGAAAAGGGACTGATCCAGGAGTATAATCCAGAGATACGAGTGGATCAGATCACCAAGTCATTTGAGTTGGCACTGTCCCTGCTGTCCATGTCCTTTGGTTATGGTACGAAGAAATACAGCTTTGAGAATGGTCAGATTACTACGGCAACGGAGTATATGGGAGAGCGTCAAGATCAGATGCAGGAACTCAACCGACAGCGTCAGGAGGCTATCCGGTACATACAGGATATCTGTAAGGCAGTGATGTGGTTTGCTAACACATTCCAAGGTGAGTCCTTTACTTTGGATCAGGAGATCCTGGTAGACTTCGATGACAGCTATATTACCGATCGAGAGGCAGAATTGGAACGTAAGCGTAATGACGCGCTTTCCTTCGATATCCCTGAACTGACAATTTGGTATTTGATGGAGGCATATAGCCTGACAGAAGATGAGGCAAAGAAACTGGTAAAAGAAAAGCTGCAGGAGGAAGAGGAACAGCCTACCGGAGAGGATGAAGACTAATGTTGACAAATGAACAGGAAGAGATCATCGGCGAGGCATTGCTTCCTTTGTTTCAGTATTTGGAACACAGTGTGATCGTGGATGTGGCACAACGGATCCTGGCAACAATGGCATATTCCAGGACAGCAGAAATTGAAGCACAGCGCCTTCAGCAGTTAGGATACAGTCCGGCAAAAATACGGAAAGCGGCAATGAAACTGTTACAGTCAAACCCGGAATTTCGGAAAGAGGTTGCGAAGAATACTCTGGAACATAAGAAGACGGTAAAAAAACTGTTGAAAGAGATTCTGAAGGCGGCGGAGGCAGCAGACGGACAGGTTATGCAGGAATCAGCAGACCTGTCCTATCTGGATGATCTGAGAACCTGGAAGCAGGCAGGGAAAGAAATTACCGACAATTCTTATCTGCCGCAGCTGGTGGAAGCTATAAGGAAACAAACAAATGAGAGTATGAAAAGCCTGGCAGGATCGACAGGCTTTAAAACCATGTCAGGTTTTGAAACGATGGAAAACCTATATCGAAGAGAGTTGGATAAGGCAATGATCAAGGTGTGTACCGGAACATTCAGCCGGGAGCAGGTGATCTATGACACGGTCCATAGCCTTGCAGATAGTGGCCTGCGTACCATTGACTTTTCTTCCGGCTACAGTATGCAGCTTGATACCGCGGTGAAACTGGCAGTGAGAACGGGGTCCGGTCAGATTGCTGCTAAAATCATGGATGAAAACATTACAAGGACCGGAGAAAACCTGGTATATGTATCCAAACACTGGGGAGCACGTAATACCGGTGATGGTCACGCCAACCACGAACAGTGGCAGGGACGGGTATATTACATCAAAGAGGGGGAGGACTACAGTTCTGAGGCAAGACGGATAGGGCAGGATTATATAACAGATCTGTGGATGGCAACGGGATATAGTGCGGATGGGATTCATGAGAACGATCCTTTAGGCCTGCACGGGTATAACTGCAGACATAAGCATTATGTATGGTTCATCGGCAGCAGTCTTCCGGATGAGGACCCGCAGCCGGATCCCGTCACGATAGATGGAAAAACTTACGATTACTACCAGATTACACAGAAAATGCGGACGTTGGAAAGAAAAATTCGTGCATTGAAGCGTGAGCGTGAAGCAATGGCAGCGCTGGGGCAGGATACCAAGGAAATCTCCGGGAAAATTAAGCAGAGGATCAAGAATTATCAGGACTTTTGCAAGGATGCAAAAATAAAGCCGGATATTAACAGATTGCGATATGAATGTAAAACATCAGATCTGACGAAGACGAAAGCCTGGGAAAAATATAATAATATGACAGAATCGGAAAAAGCTGATACTTACAGAGTAGATAGCAATGTCGTGGATATGGATTATATTAATTCTGCAGAGTATCGTAAAAAATTTGATTCTTTTTCCGATAATTCAGAGCTTAATAATCAGATATATACTGTGGCAAAACAGATTCTTCAGCACAGAAGTGGCACGGATTTTGAGGACATGTATCTGATACATGCGAAGAGTGGAACGATAGAAGGATCACAGACTGAAAGTGCAGATATTTTACAGGTAGATTACAATGAATCATTGAGAAATGCTATAAAAAACAACAAGGAGAAAGAACTTATAGCAATACATAATCACCCGACTAATATTTTGCCAGATGGAGCAGACTACGTAAGCCTTGGATACAGAAAATACAGGCAAGGTATTATTGCAACACATAACGGGAAGGTGTATACTTATAGCGTAGGGGATAAGCCTTTTACATCAGGAGTACTTGATAGAAGGATATATAAATATCATGGAGCACCTCATTATTTGTCAATGGAGGAAGCACATGTAAAAGCATTGGAAACCATGATGGAGGATTATGGAATAGAGTGGAGAGAACTGAAATGAAGGGAAAAGACTTAAAGGATGTTGTAAAAATATATAATGATACTCCGGAAGAAAATGAAAAAAAACTGAAAGAAGAGGAAGAAAAGTCTGCCAAACTAAAAGAATGGGTTTTGGAGTAAAAAAATATTGAAACAAACATAAGTTTGCTTTATAATACATCTTGTGAGACACTTAAGCCAACCAAAAGGAGAAAGTTGGTAATATATGAGTTCTAAGTGGTGCAAATGCCCGAAATGTGGTAATCCGCACTTCTTAAAAGTGTTGCCGAATACGAAGATATGTAATTTCCCGGCATACTGCAAGAAATGTAAAAATGAAATAGTGATCAATGTAGAGCCTAGAGCCGATGTGATCAATTCCAAGTGAATTGATCCATGGCTCTTTTTTTGTTCTACGATGGCGGAATAGAGCAGAGGCAGCTCACCGGGTTCATGCCCCGGAGGTCGCAGGTTCGATCCCTGCTTCCGCGATTATCCCATATCGCAGAAAGTGCGATTCACAAAATATTTTAGGAGGACAATATGAAGAACATTTTTGAAATCATGAAAGAGTATGGACTGGAAGTACCTGAAGATAAGAAAAAGGACTTTGAAAAAGCTGTACTCGAAAACTACAAGACCCAGACCGATTATGACAACCAGACCAAGAAGCTGGACGCAGCGAATGAAACCATCAAGGCTAATGATACTGCAATGAAAGATTTGCAGACCAAGTTAGAAGGATTCAAGGATGTGGATGTCACAGAACTCAACAAACGAATCAGTGATCTGGAAGAGGAAAAGAAGAATATTCAGAAAGATTACGATTCCAAGATTGCGGACCGGGACTTCAGTGATCTTGTAAAGGAAAGTATTGCAGCTGCTAAGGGAAAGAATCCTAGGGCAATTATGGCTCTGCTGGATGTAAACGCGCTGAAAGCATCCAAAAACCAGAAAGAAGACATTGCGGCAGCACTGAAAACCTTAACAGAAGCAGAAGACAGTAAAATGCTCTTCGGAGAGCCGGAGCCTAATCCGGTAGGAACTGGAAATCTGATTGGACAGGTGAGAACCGGAGGCAGTGCTAATGCAGATGAGGCTGCAATGAGAGCTGCAATGGGACTTCCGCCTGCGACAGAAACAAAGTAGGGAGGAAAATAAATGCCTAACACAATTGCATTAGCAAAAAACTATGTACCTCTGCTTGATGAGGTATACAAAAGAGAATCTGTAACCAGTGATCTGACAGGAGATCCTGCAATGGCAAGAGCCGGCGCAAACGCAAAGGAGATTATATATCCTCAGATTGCTGTAACCGGTCTTGGCGATTATGACCGCAACAGTGGTTATACGCAGGGAACTGTGGATTTCAGGTGGGCATCCACGGAATACAACTATGACCGTGGTGCCAAACTGTCCGTAGATGCTATGGATAATCAGGAAACCTATAATCTTGCATTTGGCATGGCGGGTGCAGAACTTATGCGTACCAAGGTAGCACCGGAAGCGGATGCATTCACATTTGCTACACTTGCAGGCACTGAGGGCATTTCCAAGGGAGAAGCCAAGAAGATTGTCACCGCAGAAGAGTTCCTCGCAGAACTGCTGGAGGCAAAGAATACGATGGATAACGATGAGGTGCCGGAAGAAGGGAGAATCCTGTACGCAACTGCAAATCTGTTAAATGGATTGCTGATGATGGATACCTATAAGTCCAAGGAGATTCTTGCGGCATTTACCATTAGGAAGCCTGTACCGCAGGGAAGATTTTATACTTCCATCGATCTGTTGGATGGTAAATCTGCAGGTGAGGAGGCAGGTCATTATCGCAAGGGAACTGCAAAGTACGAAAAGACTAAGGATCTTACACCTGTAACCAGCAAGACATATTACACGGAGAGTGGTGGAGTTTATTCTCCTGTAGCTGGTTCCAGTGCATCCTCAGGCTCTATGTCCTCTTATTATGAGATGGTACAGGAAGCTGCAAAGCCTATCAACTTTATGATCATCCATAAGCCTGCCATCATCAAGCATGACAAGCATGTGGTATCTAATGTGATCCCAGCATCTTCCAATCCGGATGCTGATGCAGATATCATCAAGTACCGCAAGTACGGTCTTGTGGATGTCTACAAGAACAAAGTAGCTGGTATTTATCTGAGCTATCAGGCGTAGGAGGTAGCACATGAGAACAGTAGGAATGGGAGTAAGCTCCAAAAGAGAAGAGGATAAGAAGTTACTTGCAGAGATCACTGATCTGAAAGCAGAGAATGTAGCACTGAAACAGGAAATCACAGATCTGAAAGCCAAGAAAGTCCCCAAAAAGACCAAGGCAGAAGATCAGGATCCCGCAGAAGAGTAAAAACGGAGGGAGCAGTATGTCTTACATAACGTGGGAGCAATACGGCTCCCTTTATAATAGCATCACGGATGAGAAGGAATTTAACCGATTATCCAAACGGGCAGAGATCAAGCTAAATGTAATTACGCATATGCGGGCAAAGAGATTTGAGGAGGCATATGACGAGGATGCTGCCACGGACTTTCAGCAGCAGGTACATGTGCAGATTCAGGATACATTTTGCCAGCTGCTCAATACTATGGCAGTGCAGGATGCATCTGGCATGGGGACCGGTATTACATCCGTAAGCAATGACGGTTATTCAGAGTCTTACAAGGTTACAACAGCGCAGGAAAAGGAAACACAGCTAACCTCTGTAATACGTTCCGGATTATCCGGTACGGGACTGGCAGGTGCGCTATGAGCGTTCTTTTTACGGACACTATGACAGTCTATAATTTCCATAGAGATCCGAAGACAGACGATGAAGTATGGCTCAGATCAGTAGTGAAGGGAGTTCAGTGGCGTCACAATAAAACGGATGTAACATCTTCCGGCGGAGTGCAGACAGAAAGCAAGGTTGAGAGCATCACAGTGGATTTTCAGCGGGGATATGGCAACAAACCTTACCTGGAGCCGCAGAAATTCCGGAAGCTGTCAGCGGAAGAGGCAGCAGAGTACTGGACACTGGATGTACGAACAAACCAGGATAAGCTAGTCCTGGGAGAAACAGAAAAAGAGATAGGCGAACACTATCGTCTGACGGATCTGAAAGAAGATTTCCAGTATGCAGTTACCGTTACGGAGGTATCCGACAATCGGAGCAGACCGAGATTAAAGCATATTAAAGTTGTGGGAAGGTAAAGTTGCACCGGTGCAACAGGTGGAGTATGGCAAATCATTCCTTACGCTTGACACGTAATTTTGATCCGGGGGTATGTATAAAGACACTGGGACTGGAAGAAAAGGGAAGGCTGCAGCAGATCTGTGCAAATGAAATATTACGTTTATCAGATCCATATGTGCCGTTTGATGTGGGATCACTCAGGGATAGCGGGCATATTGAGGATGATACGGATGTTGTGTGGAACACACCGTACGCTCATTACATGTGGGAAGGCATCGTCTATGAGGATCCGGATCTGCATTGTGCAGGATTCCAGACGGAGAATGGATGGAGATCCCGGAAAAATGTGCAAAAGATCCCTACAACACGAAGCCTGGAATATGGTAACGGTACACTGCGAGGGGCACACTGGGCAGACCGTATGCTGCAGAATGGCGGACTCGAAAAGATAGAGAAGAAACTTCAGGAGGAACTGCTGAAATGACGGTATCACAATCTATTATAAAATGGCTGAAAGAATTCTCTCCGGAGAGTATGAAACATATCGACACAGACCGGTTGCGTGGAAACGTCAATTTTGCGTTAGTCAAGGAGCCTATGACTAATGTGAGAAAGTATATCAGCGGGGTCGAAATCCACAAGGACTACTATCAATTCGTGGTAAGACTGGATACTCAGACGGATAAAAGCTGCATCGAAAACGGAAGTTGGATGGAGCAGTTAACGGACTGGATCGAGGATAGGAACCGTAACAGAAACTTTCCTGATATCCAGGGTGGAACCGTCAAAACAGTAGGAGTATCAAGTCCGTTTTTTATGGGAGAGAATGGACAGAACGAAGCATTGTATCAAATGACAATTTTTATCGAATATAAGAAAGGAGCTCAGGAAAAATGAGAGAAGATTTAAGGCATTACATTGATACCACTATGGGAGCCGAAGAACAGAAGTATGCACTGCTGGGCGATGGTGTAGAATCCCTCACAGAGGAGATGAACCCGGAAGAGGATACGAAGCACTATATTAATATGGCAAAGGCATCCAATAAGGTAAAGTCCTACCAGAGAGCATTTGATGTGGACAAGGAAGACTGTGAAGATGATGATGTACAGAAAATGATCGATAAACTGGTGGATGATCTTCCTGTAGGCGCAAAGGCTCGCACATCTTTTATAAGACTACGCTTAAAAGATGCGGTACAGGGTGAGGAAGGAACCTATAAAGCAATCAAGGTGCCGTGTACAGTATCTGTTACTTCCAATGGTGGAGATGGCGGGGATTACGTTCACAATGTGCTTAGTGTAAAGCAGGCTGGTGATGATATCAAAGGTAAATTTAATATCACAACCAATACATTCACAGCGGATTCCGCAAAATAATACAGGTGTTAATCAATATTAACATATGTGGTGGGCGCACCTCTCTGTCGTCCATCACATTCAGAGAGGATGGTAATATATGGAAAAAATTAATGCTATTAAGGGTGGCACAGAAGTACAGGTAAATGACAATGGCGATACGATTGTCTGCAATTTTGGAAGTCAGGAATTCTATGCAGATTTCACAGAACTGATAGATAATCTGGAAAAAGTTAAAAAATATGTATCTACGGAAGAATTTACGAGAAAACCGGAAATAGAGCAACTTCGGATCATGATTGGAAAAACTAACGAGATCATGTCCGACATTGACAGAGTGTTCGGAGAAAGGACCTGTAAGAAGGTATTTGGGGAGATCACACCGAGTCCTATTCTGATTACTGATTTCTTTGATCAGATCATCCCGATTGCACAGAGATATGCAAACGGTAGAAATAAGGAACTTTGGGAGAAATACAGCAGAGAAAGAGATGGCGGAAACATAAATCACAATAGGAATCGTCAAAACCGAAGACACCATAAATAGTGGGGGAGTTATATGTTTAATATTATGTTGGATCAGCTTCCGACAGACTGGAAAGGATATCCTATTTCGACTTCTTTCCGGACGGGAATAAAAATGTCAATGTGCATGTCGGACCCTGATTTATCGGATATGGAGCGATTTTATATTGCATCGTATTTGCTATTTCCCAAGGGATGCCCAGAACCGCAGGAAGCCGCGAAGGCGATTGAATGGTTCATGACAGAATTTAACCATGACAACTATCAACAGAAGAAAAACGAAGATATTATCATGGACTGGGATATGGACCAGTGGAGAATATATGCAGCCTTCCGCAACCAGTATCATATAGATCTGAATAAGGCAAAGATGCACTGGTTTGTATTTATGGGACTGTTGGGAAATCTTCAGGAGAACTCCCTGACACATGTAATGGATATACGGCAGAAAAAGATTACTTCAAAAATGTCGCAGGAAGAGAAAAACGCGTATAGGAGCGCCAAAAAGATATTTGGTATTAAGGCACCAAAGGATGAGAAAATCACACCTGAGGAGCAGGCAAGAATAGATGAATTTATGAAATATGCCAAAATCAATAAGTCGACAGAGAGCCAGTGAGCCAGTTGATACCGCATAGGTGTCAGCAGGCTCTTTTTTGATTAAGGAGGCATCATGGCAAAGTACCATACTGAGATCAGGTTACATTCTGATCTGGACAATTCAAAACTGGATAAGGGTGCTGAACACATCGAAAAAAAACTGGATGAACTGGAGGAGAAAGCCAAGGACACCAGCCTGACACCGGAGGGATGGTCAAAAGAAGACTGGGATAAATTCGAGAAGAATTTTGACAGTATCATGGAGCGGAATAAGAAGAAAGCCGAAGAGGCAGCGGCAGAAATGGCTAAGGCCAGCGCTGCGGTAGGCGAAGCAACGATTCCGCAGGACACGGTAGGGTATCAGCAGTATAATTCAGACGCAATCATGGCTCAGATTGACCAGCAGGCCAGTGCAGCTGATAAGGTCAGCGAAAAGGAAGAGAAGATTGCAGAGAAGATCAGGGAGCAGCAGGCAGCAGAACAACAGCTGATTGATATAAAAAACAATGCTGTGGTAGCTGATCAGAATATGGTTGCCCTGATGCAGGAGCAGGAGCAGATCATAGAACGGATGGCACTGTTGAAAAAGGCTGGAGTCACAGACGGATATCAGGAATATGATGAGCTGTCTGCCAGACTTGCAGAAATCAACAAAGAGGTCCATACAATCCGGAATGGTTTTTCTGAACTGGAATCCAAGGGAAGAAAAGCACTGGATTCCTGCGGAACCAGTGCAAAGAAATCGGGGGGCCTGTTATCTACAATGGCAAGCCGTCTGAAGGGAATTCTGCTGAGTTTATTTATATTTAATTGGATATCTAAGGGATTCAATGCAATGGTATCCGCAATGAAAGAAGGCTTCCGGAATCTTGCTCGATATTCCAAGGACTATAATGCACAGATGTCTGCACTGAAAAGTAGCTGCGCCCAGTTTAAGAACAGCCTGGCAGCAGCATTCGAACCTATCGTCAATGTGGCTATCCCTTATCTGGTAAAGCTTATTAACTGGCTGATCAAGGCGGCGGATGCAATTGCCCAGTTTATGGCAATCCTGCAAGGGAAAAGTACTTATACTCGGGCAAAAAAACAGAATATTGATTATGCTAAGTCGTTGGACACTACTACGAAGTCTGCAAAGAAAGCGCTGGCAGCATTTGATGAACTGAATGTACTCAGCGACCAGGGCGGAACGACGGCAGGTGGAGGAGAGCTGACCGGTAAGGATGCTTTTGAAGAAGCTTCTGTGAATCCTAAAATGGTGGAAATGCTGGAAAAGGCTAAGAAATTATTGAAGATCATAAAGCCATTGGCTGTGGTAATAGGAATTACTCTTCTTGCTTGGCGGATAGCGGGACTGCTGAAGGATCTCAGAGGTCTTGTGCCGTATTTGTCCACGGCTTTCGGATTAATCATGCTGATTGCCGGGGTAGCATTGATGGTATATAACTATATGAAAATGTGGGAAAACGGTGTGGACTGGGAAGGTATTGTTGGATATGTTGCCGGACTGGCACTGGCGGTTGTAGGGTTATTGATATTGTTTGGACCGATAGCCGCAGGAATCGGACTGATTGTTGGTGGAGCAGCAGGGCTGATACTGGCACTTAAGGATATCACAGAAAACGGTTTGAATGCCAAGAATATGACATTATTGCTGATCTCTGCTGGTGCAATACTGGCCGGGGTGTTTATTACACTCGGAGGAGCTGCAACTGTAGTTGTCGGTGCTGTAATGGCAGTAATAGCCGCTATAGCAGGTGTGGTTGTGTGGGCCGGAAATGGTGAGGAGGCATTGTCTACATTAAAAGATGAATTGAATTTGCTGGGGAAATTTGTCAAGAGTGTATTTGTTGGAGACTGGAAGGGAGCATTTGACGCAATTATTGTGTATGCAAAGAAAGCTACTAATCTCGGTAATATAATTGCTGAATCATTTCTAAAGTTATGGTTGAATGGTTTGAACACTCTTATTGATGCAATCAATTCATTTAAAATTGATATCCCCGACTGGGTACCTAAATGGGGTGGACAAACATGGAGCCCAAAGTTAAAGAATATTCCGACAGATTTGCCACGACTTGCAGGTGGCGCAGTGATCCAGGGTGGAAAACCATTTGCGGCAATCCTGGGTGACCAGCCAAGAGGGCAGACCAACATTGAAACACCGTTGGCCACTATGATGGAAGCATTTAAGCAGGCACAGGCGGAAAATGGTGGCGGTACATATACATTTGTAGCAAAGTTGAATGAGCGGGAGATCTTTCGGGAAACAGTGCGGCAGGATCGAATGTATAAGAATACACATGGACAGAGTGCATTTATTTAGGAAAGAGGGAGAGCAATGCCGGGAAAATTCAATGGATGGCTAATTAAATTCGGAGATGTGACTCTCCCTAATTCATTTCTGCTGGCTGATGGATGGGAGAGCACTCCAAACCAAAGAGTGGAAATAGATGCCTACAGAGATGCAAATATTTTGTTGCATAGGGAAACATCTCCGAATTTCAAAACAAAATTAAAACTGAATATTCGGGAAATGAATCTTGAGGAACGGATGGCATTTGATAATGCAATTGGACTTGCAACTCTTCCGACGACGGAAAAGAACCAGCGAAGGGTAAGGTGCACATATTGGAATGATGAAACTTTGGAATACGACACAGGTGTTTTTTACATGTCTGATACTACTTATACAATACATACATTGAGCGAGGATGAAAAAGACATCGAATACAATGAATTTACACTTACATTGACGGAGTATTAAATGGAGAACAGTATTCAGAACCTGTTTTATGATGATTCAGTAGAAAAACAGTTAATAATTGAATATCCGGTGTCAGGAACAACACTGACCAATGCTGAATACCAGACAGAGACCATGACGATAACGGAGTCCATATGCGATGAGCAGGAGTTGCAATTTGGGTGCTGTAATGCATCGACCTTTGAAATTAAGGTACTGGATACGATAGAAAATTTCAAAGGCAAGAAAATGAAAGTGTCAATTCTGCTTGCAGGTCAGGACGAACCCTATCAATTGGGGGAGTATAAGGTATATTCGGACAAACCGACAGCTGACAGACTTTATAAAGATATCGTGGCCTATGATGCTATGTATGACATTCTGAATGCAGAGGTATCCGGGTGGTATAACAGCTTGACATTCCCGATGACTCTTCGGCAGTTCCGGGATAGCTTTTGCACCTATGTCGGCGTGGAACAGGAAGAAATCACACTGGTCAACGATGATATGACAGTGGAAAAGACCATAGATCCCGGAGAACTCCCAGGAAAGACGGTTATAGAAGCCATCTGCGAGATCAACGGTTGTTTTGGTCATATTGGCAGAAATGGTAAGCTGCGGTATGTAGTTCTGAAACAAATGATTGAGGGACTGTATCCTGCAGATGATCTGTATCCTGCAGATGATCTTTACCCGGCAGATCCGATGGGAACCACGGAGGTATCCAGAAGCAATTATATCTCCTGCCAGTATGAGGATTTTGTAGTCCAACATATTGATAAGCTGCAGATCCGCCAGGAAGAGAACGACATCGGTGCCATCGCTGGTAATGGCAATAATTGTTACATCATCGAGGATAACTTTTTGATATACGGCAAGTCTGCGGCAGACCTGCAGACCATCGCAGATAACGTCCTCAGCGTGATCAGTGGTGTGTGGTACCGACCAGCGCAGGTAGAGGCCCGTGGCAATCCATGTTTGGAGGTTGGAGACGGTATCCTGCTGTATACTTCCCGGGAGACCATCTATACCTATATTTTACAGCGTACGCTTAAAGGCATCCAGGCGCTCCGGGACAGTTATACAGCGGAGGGCGAGGAGTACAGGACCGGGCAGGTTAATGGACTGCAGAAGCAGATTATCCAGTTAAAAGGAAAAACAAATGTGCTTACAAGGACGGTGGATGAAACTCGTCTGGAAATGAAAGATATCAACCAGAACCTGTCCACGCAGATCAGCATCAATGCACAGCAGATCCTTACCAAGGTATCCAAGGACAATATCGTTTCAGAGATCAATCAGACTGCGGAAAGCATCAAGATCAAGGCAGAACGGATAGACCTGGTCGGTGTAGTAAATGCGGATGAACTGGTCAGCAAATATGCCACCATAGAGACGTTGAATGTAACCAAACTGGAACTGAACAACCTGATTGCCACCAAGGCAACCATTGACTCTCTGAATGCTGTGAACGCCCGTCTTAGTAGCGTGGAAGCCAATTATATCAGTGCTGGTACCGTAAAAGCAAATTACATGGAGGTCGCAAATTGGACATCCAGCGGATATATTAAGGCAAATAGGATTAATGCTGATAGTATTGTTGCTAAATTAGGAGAATTTAGCGGACAGGTAAAAGTACAGGATTTATTGGTAACAGATGCTGTAGTGTGTGCAAGAGTTGCACTTGGCGCACTTGAAATAACAGCATCTGAAAGGTGGCAAAGCATAACTGTTAATGGGAAAAGATATACCGTTTTATGTAAAGGATAAGTGATATGAGTAGATTTGATAATTTAAAAATCAGAGAATTTACACAGGCTCTTTTAAACTTTATTGATGGGTCAGATCTGCCGGAGGAGGTTAAGAGGTTGGCCTTGCAGGAAGTGCAATATAAGCAGGAACAGAAAGCCAGGGATGCATTGATGGCAGAGATTGCGGACAGGGATGCTGCCGAGGTTGCAAAACAGGAGGTGAAGCAGGATGCAGAAAGCGTATAATCCTACTGTTTGGGAAAACACTCCATCTATTAACACTCCGTTGAATGAAACGAATTTGAATAAGTTAAGTCAGGGTGTGAGTGAGATTGATAACCGTGTGATAACGCTGGACTTGACCAAGTTATCAATCACGGAAGCTAATGGTTTGGTAAAGAGTATTGAACTGAACCAGGATACAGGTGATATTACGATTACGTATTATTCCGGGGCAACCAGTGTATTACACACTTTAATGGCACAGATCGCCATTAACTTCGGCTACGATCCCAGCACGGAACGACTTATCATCTACTTAAAGGATGGAACAGAGCAGTACATAGATCTGTCAGCACTTATTACTCAGTTTGAGTTTTTGGAATCTGATACTATTTACTGGACCATAGATGGGGATGGCAAGGTAAAGGCTGATATCAAAGCTGGCAGCATCACAGGAGACAAGCTGCAGCCCGATTATTTGGCCGATATTACGGTACAGGCAGAAACGGCAACACAGCAGGCATCTGCGGCGGCAGCATCTGCGGCACAGGCTAAGATAGATGCAGATCGTGCGGAGACTTACGCAAGCATCAGCGAGCCTAAATTTTATTTAGATGAGACCACAATGAACCTTTATATGAAGGATGGCGTAGGTGTGGATTTTGTAACGGAAGACAATGTTTTGTATTGGAAAGTAGCATAGAATAAGGAGGATTGAACTATGTCAGTACCGGAAGGTTATAAATCTCTCGGAAAGATCGGAATATCTTACAAAGGAGATTACAACTCTAATACCGCATATGAGCGACTGGACGCGGTATTTCACAATGGTAGTACGTATTTGGCTATCAAAGATGCTCCGGATGGAGCGCCCAGGGATGATAAGACCAACTGGATCTATCTTGCCAAAGGTTATGATGGAGAGACAGTGGATGTGGCAGATTCAGAGATTGCATTTACGGATTCAGAGACCCGAGAAAATATTGCCAGTGGAGAAAAAGTCTCTACTGTATTTGGCAAGGTCAAAAAATTTTTTACTGATCTGACAGCCCCGGCTTTTGCCCAGATGATCACCACAAAGGAGGATCTGCTGGCTACCAAGGTGACCGGCTACGTGCCGGATGCCAAGGCGGTAGCAGATGCATATACTGAGTTAAATGGCAAGTTACCAGAGTATATTGACATTACAGCCAAATGCCCTGCATCTACGTGGTGTAATATACCTTTGCCAGATGCTATTTTATCTACAAATAGAGTCATAGACGTGAATAGACCTGCTGATTCTGATAGTAATGTATACGGTGTTATATGGTGGCCATCAGCAGATAAACAAATTACAATACTGCGTATAAACACAAACGGCACAAATTTGACTATAGATAATACAGCAAAAACTATTAAACTTCGTATATGGTTCTGTTAATATTATCATTTAATTTAATCGGATTGCGATGAATAATCCACTACTACGTAATTGGTGTGTACTCTATTTTATGATTAAGGCACTAAATGTTATAGTCTTGCTATCAGCCCATGCCCCGTTTACAGCCGTTTGCACTGCAAATCTAAAACTATTAGTGCTTACATCAAAAATCCCAATACGATACGCCAATGTACTGTCATATGCAAACGGGATAATGCATTTAGCATCAGGATATGATGTTTTTGGTATATATATAATTCCACTATTACTGTCCGTTCCTGTCTTTTCTGATAATGTAATTATTTGTATTTTTGTATCTAAATTGCCATTTAGTGTAGTAGATCAGACGGCGGGTGCAGCCGTAAGAGCACCAGAAAGGAGCCCTCATGGGTTACATAAAGTTTAAAAATAAAAAGACCGTATCAAAGGTCATCGTATCAGAGGAGAGCCCTCATGTGATCCGCATCACCGGAGACGGCCTCACAATAAATACTGACGGCTTCCGGCTCTATCTGGATGAGGGATGCAAATACCCGCTGGACAACGGCGAGTATGAGGCATACACTACTTTATTCCGGGAGGGTGACGGCTGGTATGAGTTGTCCGATGACGGATCCGTCTACACCGAGCCGATTGCACCGGTGCAACCTGAGCCCACAGAAGAGGAGCTTACGGAGTTGGGCAGACAGCAGCAGATCAGTCAGCTGACTGCGCAGATCGATGACCTCAAGGCCAGAATCGCCGCCAGTGACTATAAGGTTATCAAGACCTATGAGTATACTCTCCTTGGTGAGCAGACCGAGTATGATATGGAGGCTGTCCATGCAGAGAGACAGGCTCTCCGGGATCAGATCAATACATTGGAGACACAACTGGCAGATCTGACCGCAACCGCAGAGTAGGAGGCTGCCTATGAGAGTGAGAGACGGTCCTTAAACAATAAAACATAGTAACCAAGAGCCAAGAGCCGATTACTTCCTTCAGGAGGTGACCGGCTCATTATATTAAGGAGACTGAGATGGCAACAGAAATCATTGTGGCACTGATCGGCTGCGCGGGAAGTGCGGCAGGCGCCTTCTGCGGAATTCTGGTCAATACAAAATTGACTACATATCGGTTGGAGCAGCTCGAAAAAAAGGTGGATAAGCATAACACAGTCATAGAACGCACATTCAAGCTAGAAGAAGCGCAGGCAGTTATGCAGGAACAAATTAAAGTAGCAAATCACAGAATTGAAGATTTGGAAAGAGAGGAAAAAGAATGAGCACAAGTACAATCATGGTAATTATTTTGGCAGTGCTGACGGCACTGGTAGTAGGAACATTTTTATGGGTATACATCCGCGATAAGACGATTGATGAAATCAGAGTGGATGTGTATCACCTGTTTCTGAAGGCAGAACATGCATTTAAAGAGTCGGGTTCCGGAAAGCAGAAGATGAAGTATGTAGTAAGTCAGGCAAGAAAACTTTTGCCTTCATGGCTGCAGTATTTTGTCACTGATGAGTTCTTAGAAAGCGTTATAGAAAAGTGGTTCCAGGCAGTGAAGGATCTGCTGGATGACGGCAAACTGAATGGATCAGAGGAGGAATAAGCCATGATGAAAGGCATTGACGTAGCAAAATGGAACGGAGTTATCGACTGGGCGAAGGTGAAAAAGGCAGGGGTAGAGTTTGCCGTACTGAAAGTCATCGAGAAATCCAATAAAACAGAGTCGTCTTTTGTCAGAAACTATGCAGGAGCAAGCGCACAGGGACTACCGTTGGATGTTTATAATTACCTGTATACTACCACTGAGGCAGCAGCCAGGGAAGCAGCCAAAGCAGTGGTAAATGCACTTGCCGGGAGAAAAATCGGAAAGGTATGGGCGGATGCGGAGGATGCCTGCCTTAAAAATAAAGGTATTCAGTTGATTCGGATCCTTAACACCTATAAGGCGGTGATCGAGGCGGCTGGTTATGAGTTTGGCGTGTATACTGGGTTGTCCTTTTACAATAGTTATATCAAACCGTACAAGGCTTATATTGACTGTGATTTCTGGATTGCAAGATATCCGTCTACGAAAGATATGACAATTGCTATGGACCCACCGGCATCAAAAAAACCGGTTATCTGTCATAATCTTTGGGGCTGGCAGCATTCCAGCCGCGGTAGAGTGCCTGGCATCGGAGGATATGTAGATCTGGATATCTGCTATACAATGGTGGGCAGTAATGGTACCGTGCAGTCCACTACGGCATATTATCCCAGATATACCGGTACGTCCGGATCCATCGTGGCGGCACTCAATGCCATCGGAGTAAACTCCAGTTATGCCACTCGTAAGTTGATTGCGAAAGAAAACGGTATTACCGGATATGTCGGATCTGCGAAGCAGAATACGCAGATGCTACAGCTCCTGAAGGGTGGAAAACTCAAAAGAATCTGATTGGCGAAATGCGATAAAGCGGAGAATGAGGAGTGAAATTCTCCGCTTTTATAGTAAAACTACAATTAACTATATTTTGGTTAAAAAAATTTAGTTGACACAATTTATAGTATGAGTTAAACTATGAGTGTAAGATAAAAACAAAATATAGGAGGGAACGTTATGCTGACTGATTTCGGAAAGTTTTGCCGAAAACTAAGAATAGACAAAGGCGAGTTACTCTACGATATGGCACAACGTCTTAAAGTATCGTCCGCTTTTTTGTCTAAGGTAGAAAATGGCAAGGCAAAGCCGCCTGAAGAATGGAAGGAAACAATTACATCTATGTATTCTTTGGATGGTGAACAAAAAAAGAAACTGTGTGAGTGCATTGAGGAAGCTAGGGAAAGCACGATAATAAATGTAAGCGCATTTAGTCGTGATGACCGAGATATGATGTTTGCATTTGCGAGACAATTAGATTCAATGGATGAAGATGCGAAAAAAGCATGGAAAGGATTATTAAATATGTAATATTATGGGAGGACTTATGCAAAAAATATCTGTAGAACCAATGTCGAGAGACAAAATAAGGCAATTAGCAAAGAAATTTAGAAAAATATTTGGGTTAGAGGAAACGTTACGTTTTCCTATAGTTCAATTTATTGAATGGATTTTACCGGAACTTGGCCTTGATTTTGAGGTTGTTCCTGTAGAGGAATTAGGAAATGCCTATGGAGTTACACATACACAAAAGGGAATTATGACAATTCGTGAAGATGTATATGATCGAGCCGTAAAAGGAAATGCAAGAGATCGCTTTACTCTTTGCCATGAATTGGGACATTTTTTACTACATACTCCAGAGAGGGTTAGTTTTGCGCGTGGTGAAGTACCTACATATATGGATCCAGAATGGCAGGCTAATGTCTTTGCAGGAGAGTTAATGGCACCGTATGAGTTAGTGAAAAATATGAGTGCATTTGAAATTGCAGATAAGTGTGGAATGTCTCTTGCAGCACAAGTTCAATATAATAATTATCATAAAGCGATGTAACAAGCAAATGCTTTTACATATAAAAAACCAAGCACACGAGATGCTTGGCTCTTGCTGAAAAGTATTGCTACTGTTTCAGCTGGTATAAATTATAGTTTGGTCACTATTAATTTATCACAGTAGCACTCTTTTTGCAAGAGTAACTTGCAGAAAGGAGTGGATATGTTATGTACATTTTTCGTACTTATATTACCACAAAGGATGGCACTAAGCTGTATGCCAGAGATTATGGTAAGAGAGCGTTCCGCATCTGGATTGGGCCCGGACCGGAACCTATAAAGAGTAAATAGCTAGTAAAAGAGCGCATTTTACCAGCTGAATGCAGCTCTCCTAAAAGAGTAATAATTACTAAAGAGGAGCTACATAATGAAAAAAATATTTTATATTGTACCTAAAGATATCATAATTGGTGCATTTATTGTTTTAATACTTGCATGGAATGCGGGAATAATAGTACGAAGCATTTTATTTGGAATATGGATTTTTTACATAATATTTAGTATAGTAAAGGTAAATAAGGGGAAAAAATACAGATATCTTATAAAATACTGTCCATTCTGGAAAAGAAATTACATAGAAATTTTTATGAATAATAATTGGTGGGTTCAAACAGCAGAAAGATCTGGATTACAACAGTTTATAAATGAATGTAGTGAATTATATGAAAGTATTCCAAAGGGAACGATTATTGAATTATGTACACATAAAACAATAGTTGATAGAATTAGGAAAATGAATCCTCAGCAAATATTCGTGACGGGTGCATATGTGGATAGTATAAGTAGGACATCCAAAATAGTAAAAATTAAAAATAGACAAAAAAAGCAGTTTTATCATGTACTGATAGAAAAATAAGTTTATATAATAGAGAATAAATAGCAGGAGGAGCAATATTATTAGCGCTGCCTGTTATTTATTTTGAAAATATAACAAGTGGTATGTTGTATTTTGTTGTAAAGGTCATGTAAATAGCGTATTTACAAAAAAGAGGCTAGGCTTCTTTTTTGTATGTGCAATATTAATCTAACTGGCAAGTTAGGTAAGTATAAATTATCTACGTGTGGATTCTTTTCCATTGATCTAGTTGTTGGATCAAATATAGTTTCAGTGGATAAGTTAGTGTCTGGTAGTTTGCCTCAAACACCATATACTCTATTCACCGTTATATCACAAGGAACGTCTTTAAATAGGTTAATAGATATATTTTTTGATGGTGGTAATAATGTAGTGGCATATACAAATGTAGCTCAAAGATATAGCATAATGTGGGTGTCTTTCGAATTGACTTAAGTACTAAATAAAGCCTTGGTAAGTGTAATATAACCTCCAACATTGGTGCTATCAGTAGCTGAATATGAAAACAATTGTAATCGCAAATAATGGTTTCCACTTAAAGAACTACAATTATATGATGTGTTTATTGTGTATGTTGTTTTCTCCTTATCATAATTCGGATGAGCATATAAAGTAGTAACTTCAACTCCAGAAGCATTTAACAACTTAACTTTAGGTCGATAATCATCAGAACCATAAGGATTACCTGTTACTTTATAAGATGATCCCTGCAAAGTTAAAGTTTTAAAACTAGATAAGTTGATTGCTGGAGAAGTATAATACACATAAGAACTCATTCCGGTTTGTGATGCGATTTTTAGTGTAACAGCACTACCATTAGAGGAAGCACTTGGCGTAATAGCTCCTCCAGCAGTACCAACCGTCCACCCACTTCTTATCAAAGAATAAGTAGCAGGATTTTGTGATGCTACAACAGCTATTAATTGGTTAAATGTCATATTGGCGTTTACTAATCCGCTTGGTTTTAAAGCATTATATAGTGCAGCCGCATACGACGCCTCACTGCTAAAAGGGATAACTGTATCTGCACCTGCCGGATTCGTAATAATGTAGCCATATTCTCCGTTAGAATTCACGCCGAATCTAAAAGGAACATTATCTGAGGCAATTAACTTGCCATTTACAGAGAAAATAAATTACAGGAAACAACTTGATGCAACATGAAATGCAACATGAAATAGAAAAACCCTTGAAAAATCAAGGGTTTTAAGAAGCGCGAGACGGGGATCGAACCCGCGACCCCCTCCTTGGCAAGGAGGTGCTCCACCGCTGAGCCACTCGCGCATGTCTTACAGACAAGTTATAATATACTATAAGGTGTTCTAAATGTCAACAGAAAAAGTGTGCATCTTTTTGAACAATTGCATATACAATTCATAAAATAATTAAATGACAGAAGCAGTGCTACAAGGGAAATGCTTAGTGCAGCAGTTTCTTCCGCAGCCATCCGGAGAATTTTTGTTCCACAACGATCCAGGACAGGTAAGCCAGCCCGATACTCAGCGCCACACTTAAGATCACCCCGATGACGGACATTTCAGAGAGGGTGGAGAAGTCAAACACCGCCCGGTCTAAGAACATTACCGGATAGTAATGCACCAGATACAGGGAATAACTGATATTTCCCATAAGGATGAAAAAGCGGGGCAGAGAGAGCTTCAGTCCGGCCAGGAAAGCTAAAACCAACAGTACAAGTGCCGGAAGTCCCCACAGCGGAAGCCTGCGGAAACCGATCACATTGATCCTGGGGGTGAAAAATGCCAGCAGACAAAAAATCACCGGAATGCCTACCGCAGACAGCACACTTACAGCCATAGGAAACGGATGCTCCAAATGCCTGTGATATAAAAAACGCAGCAGATAATAGGCGAGGATTCCGAAAATGAATTCCAGCATGACAGGATCACCGTAAAACATAAGAACAGGAGAAAACATCCTGCCTATCGGAGACTGCCAGGAGGAAATCAATGGAGCGAATATCTGGACTGCCCCTACCAGAACTGCCAGGAATGCACTGCAGATCAGGCCGCGGTATTTCATGCTGATATGAAAGGCAATGAAAAATAACAGATAGAACAGCATTTCACAGTTGATAGTCCATCCGATCCGCACCAGAGGCTGGATAATTCCACCACCGATATCAAAAGGAATAAACAGCAGGCTCTTGACCAGGTACGAAAGATTGTGTCTGGTCTGCTGGAACATGGATGGAAACAATAACAGCGACAGATAAGTCACAAGTGTCATCAGATAATACAGCGGCAGAATTCGGATCAGACGTTTCCGGAAGAAGTATTTTGTACTTTTTTCTGTGGTGAACATGATCATAAAGCCACTGATGCAGAAAAATATGTCTACCCCGAATGCACCGAAATTTAAGAAACGGATATGCTGAAACACCACAAAAAGAGCAGCCAGACCGCGTAAAGCCTGGATGCTGTCAAAATGCAGATCTTGAAATCTCTTGTTTATTGCGATATTTTCCAT